GTAAAGCAAAGCCATCTAGATTATATAAGGTTTTATACTTATCAATTGCTAGACTACCTGCAGTATCATTATCAAAAAATGTGATTACTTTTTTGTATTTCTTTTTTAAATGCTCAACAACATGGGGCTTAATCATTGTATTCTCACTGTCTGGTGCCAGTACTTCAATATTGTAACCAATACTTTTAAGGCATAAGGCATCTTTTAATGATGAACAAATTACTAAATAAGGTTGATTGTAAGTTAATTGATCAAATCCTTGAAGGTATGCTTTTACTTTATGAAATTTGTGTTTACTTAATGGTTGATATATTTTATACAACTCATCATTTTTATCAAAATATCCATATATAGAATGACCTTCAATCTTTAACTTCTTAACTTCACCATCTTCTTCTTTAATTAAATTGTAATACTCAATAGGTTTTACATTATATTCTTTCAATAAGTTTGAACCAATTCTAAAGCTTAACCAATATTTACCATCATTTTCAGTCCATTGTCTTGTATTAACAAAATTAATTTCCCATTTTACTTGAGGTTTAAAAGATACTTGTTCAAAATCAGTTGTTTTAACATAATTGTTGTAATCTTCTACTATTTTTCTAATGGCATCTTTATATTCTAAGTCAAACATTTGTTTAATTAAGTCAATTTTGTTGCCATTTTTACCAGTTGAAAAGTCCTTGAATTTATACATACTGATAGATTTATCTACATATATACAAAAGCTAGGAGTTTTGTCATTAGAATTAAAAATTGATTTAATTTTTATATCCTGACCTATTAAGGGTTCTGATAAGTTTAAATAATATTGAAACACCCAATAGCTTGGAACATCTGTTTCTTCTAGTACTAAATTTTTTGTGTTAAACATATTAAGAATATAAATAAAAATGGGACTGACATATTTTAGTCAGCCCCATAATTAAGTTGGTTATTATAAATCAAAATCATCACCAGAAGTAGCAGAACTAGGTTCAAACTGACTTGTTGTAGGTGAATTTTTCTTTTCTATTTTTCTTAAATGATTAGAATTATTGCTATCAAAAATCAATAATTTAGATTTTTCAACATTTAATGCTTCTATAGGTACGCCTTCTTTACTAATTTTAGGTAAATAAAGATCATTATTTACATAACCTTCAGCGTTTTCCCATTCACGCGCACCAAGACATACATTTACATATGTTGGACCTGATAATAATTTATCACATTTCAACATCCAATCTTCAATTGTACTAGCTTGAATAGCATCTAATCCAGCTCTTTTATCTAAAGCTTCAGCTAAAAATATCATTGCTTTCATAACTTCAGTATCTCTACTGATTTCTTTTCCGCCTGGTAACGTAGTATCTTTATATGGATATGGAGAATATCTAACTCTACCTACTTGACCTTCATAGCGTGCACCATCTGGTTTGTTTATATCCTTTAAAAATCCTTGAAAATCTCCTGTTACAGGTTCTGTTTCTACATGTAACATAATGTTATATGCATTTGCATCATAAGGTGTTTTATCAAAACTAATTGAATTGATTTTTACTTTGTGATTTCCTGTTCCAACTACTGGTTTTTCTTTGCCTGAAGAGGCTGACATGTCTTTAGTACTTAACATAATTACTTTTTTTAATTAATTGATTTTTATTTATTACTCTTCATATTTTTTAATACAGTCTTTAACATACTGCAGGTTGTTTGGAATGAAGAAATCTTCAAACATACCTTGTGGTGATTTACATGTGTTTTCTCCGCTATTTTGTGTTTCAAAACCATAGACAAGTACACCATCATCATTTTTATTTACTTTACCAAAAAGAACTATTGAAAATAAACCTTCCAAAGTTAAGGTATTATCAATCATTTTACCAATTGTTTTTGCTTTAATTTTTCTATTTCCATTAATATCAGTTGCATCTTCTGAATGAGTTAAAAAGAATACAGTTAAATCATCTCTCAAATCTTTAGGTAATTTAGCTACCTGAGCTAAATTTGCTGCAATTTGAGTAAATTTCTCATAACCTTTTTCATTTGCTCTATCAAAATATTCAAAAGAACTCATATACTGCCAATCATCTACAACCAAAGTTTTAATATGCGGCATTTTTTCATTAACATGTAAAATAGCTTTAATCACTCCTGGTGTAGAGGAAGATGATGCAAGATTACCTTTTGGATTATCTTTTGTAATAGGTGTATACATTCCTTTCCAACCTTTAAAAGGTAATGGTTTGTTTGCAACATTAATTATAAAAGTTTCATCTGGATTTAGATGTCTAATTGCTGTTGATTTACCTGTACCCGAATCAGCAATTATTAGTACGCTTTGTGCCATAATTATTTAATTAATTTAGTGATTACTTTTGTTAATGTGATTAATGTTTGATTAATTTCTTCTAATTTATTTACAAGAAGCAACTTATCATTTATGGTATTTCCATCTGGATTTGGAAGATCAAACATATCTTTATTTAAATTCTCAATTATTTTTGTATTTATTAAATTTATTTGCGGGTTTCTACTTACAACATCATTAATAATTGTTAATTTATTTACCGGAACAATATGTCTAACAAATCCTGAATTAGATTTAATAATTTCATATTCTGATTTCCAATGCGGATTATAATTTAAAAGATATAAAGTTCTTTTAGGATCTTCACTATCGTAATCTATACTTACAAATTCAGTATAAATATCTTCTTCTTTTTCTAATTCACTAGGAAAAAAACTAATATGTAATTCATCTTTTCCCATTGGCCTATAAGCCATTTTGGGAATATATGGTGCATTTATATTACCTTGTAGTTCAAAGTATGCGTCATGCTCTTTTTTTAAAATAGAAATTTTTTGTTTACGCTCTGTTATTGTTAATGCCATTTTTTATTTATTTAATTACCTTCTTTCTTGTTGTTCTGGAGTTAACATTTCTTCAATTTTCATTTGTTCAAATTTAGCTTTAAAAAAACTCATTCTTGAATCACCATTTCTGGCTTTTAAAAAATGTAATACTAAAGTTCTGTCATTTTCTATAATATATCTATCAGGACCATAATATTTAATTTTTTGTTTAGCCGGTCTGTTAATACCTATAAGCATATCAGCATGTTGCAACATTGCATCTGAACCAAATATATCTGATTCAAGTATATAGTTACCATATTTACCATCAATGGATCTTTCAGGATTATCAATATTTCTATTAAGTTGTGATAAAGCAATAAATAAAACAGGATAATCACGTTTACATTGTGTAAAAAATTCTCCTAATTCAAACATCATATCTAATGTATTATTTTGATACGGTGCTCTTTTAACTAACATAGTATGATCTAAAGTAATTATTGTTTTAGTTCCTTTATGTTGATTCATATACATATCAATTTGCTCACGCATTTGATTTACTGTTAGAGGAGTACTAACAATATCTATTGGATGTTTTACTCTTTCTTTAGCATATTGATGACATGTATTTAATACATCAGGTTGTAAAATACTACCTGCGCTACATAATTCTTTATATGTTTTTCCTGTAAATGAACTAAATTCCCTAATAGCTGAAGTTCTACCTACCATTTCAAATTGAAATTCCAGTACTCTAAATGAGTCATTAGGATTTAACGCAAAAGATTCCCTGATTATTTGATCTTTAATAAGAGTTTTACCTGAACCAGGTCTTCCCCCTATAACAGTTAATGTATTCCATTCTAAACCATCGGTAGCAGCATCATTAAATTTAGGCCATGGAGTATAAATTGATTTTTCTTTACCATTTTGCCTAGCGTACATATATTTTAATGCTTCATTAAATGCAGCATATTGACCTACCCATGATTCTGTTGGTGTACTCATATTTTAATTTTTTTTATTCATTAAATCATTAAGATCATTCCAACATAATTCAATTTCATGATCTTCAGAAGAACCTTCTTGAATTTCATCAAGACATAGTTCTAATAATCCTTGTACTTCATTTGTATGATAAGGATTTTTTTTAATTATTTCATCTCCAAAAGTTTTTAATTCTTTATATGTCATATTTGTTTTTTGCTTAAATATGTTATTACATTATAATAAAATTTTGATCCTGTTACTTGAGCTAATTTTTTTGATGTAACAGTAGCTGCATATATAGCTTGTGTATTACTCATCATAATATTTATTATTGTTTCATCGTAATTTTTCATTTCCTTGATTAAATTTTCAGCAAATTCAATGACTAAATTTTCATCAATTTCATCAGCGTATTTTTCTTTAATTTTTTTTGGAGAAACATGTTCAATATCCATTTTTAAATTATTATGTGTTGTATTACATTTATCAACTGACTGTTTATAGGTTTCACAAAAATTTAATTCTGTTTCTAATTCACCTTCAATTAATGCAACTCTTTTAACATATTCATCATCAGATTCAATATGAATTTTTGGGTTGTTATAATCAAAATCTTTTGTAACCATTATACTTTTGTTTCTAATAATCTTAAATTTAATTCTTTTGCTGCATATCTAATATGTTTTTGAGTTGTCATACTATAATAAGCTAACTGTACAATTCTATCTGATTCAATTACAGCTACTTTTGTATCATAAGAATATATTGCATTATCATGCTCTTTTAAATTTTGTTTATATCTTTTAAATGTTCTCATTATACTACCTTTTCTTTAAATTTTTTTTCTTCAGTATCAATACCATCTCTAATCATATCACAATAATCTGCTAATGTAGATGATTTAACTTTATGCTTATCTTGTTTACATATAAAATATTGACTAGTTTGCATATACATATATTCAGCCTCCCTATACTCATTTACATACATTTTAGTAGCATTTATAACATCTTCCCATACATAATCATATGTTTCAAAAAACCATCTAAATGATTCTGATAACATTTTTACATTTACTCTAGCAGGTTTACCACTTGGTAATCTTTTATTAGGAAATACTTCCCTATAAATATTTATTTGATCAACAAAGTTTTTACCCATTAATTGTATATCGGTTTTTTTCTTTGCTTGTATAAAATAATTATCTAAATGTGTTATAAAGATTTTTGCTTGAGGTGTAAGTTTATATACTTTTTCATCATGTATTAAAAATCCTAATTCAATCAATTCATTCAAATCAACATTTAATTTAGTAGGAATTGCAGTTTTCTGCTTCATTC